CGGCTTAAAGCCTCATTTGCAAGCGCCGGCTCATACTCGATTGAAGCAACAGCACCGTCACCAAGGCCGGTCACGCTTTCACGCTTTACAACACCCTCAAGCACTTCAATATCATAAAGCGCGGTATCAGTAGCGTTCTCAGCAATCTTGACCTTCAACCGGTTGCCATCAGCACCAAACAAGCGCGACTTGACTTTTAAACCGCCGTTGGTGGTACTTGCTTGAGTAGATGACCCCGCGCTGACAATGGTGAGACTGTCAATCGTGCCGTCACCTTCAAGGGGCTTGAACATCAAGCCCGCAATCTTATCAAGATCACCATTTGTGCCGCGCATATAATCAGCAAGGTCAAGGCTATTCGTGAAGCGCACCGGCGTTGCAGCCTTTAATTGTGGAAAGTCACCAACAAGCGCAACATTGCCGGTTGCGGGCGCGGCTTGCTCTGTGAGATTATTGATAACACGGGCATACACTGACGGGCGAAACCGCCGCTGCCCGTTGAAGAAGATGCTTGTTGGCATTGGTCAAACTCCTGAGTTATGACATAGGGTTGAGTTTAGGTGATACATTATACACTAACACCGCCGTTTATTGTAGAACCTTGCATCTTTTGACTCTCGTGTTGCACCTGTATCTTGTAAAGCGGGTCAAGCGCGTCAGGATCATCAACATTCACTTTTGCGGGTAGCTCCAACAGGTGAAGCCCCGCATATCTCATTTGCCGGCCATATGTTGAGAGATCTTCACCGGTGAATGTAGGGTCAGGCACAAGAGATGTTGCGCCGATATAAACCACATTCTGAAACGCGCCTTTCACAAGCACGTCATGAAATAGCAACATACCGGCTTGCACAATCAGCGCAAGCAGGCGCACGGTTTCAAGGCTGTCAGCGTAAATGTTCACCGTGGCTTCTTGTGAAGTGAATATGTGATTGAGCCTCACATATTGCCCGTCATCATCCACGTGTTCACTTGCGACTTGAGCAAGCCCTTGCTCATCAAAGAATTGCTCTGAACTCTCAACCGTGATTAAGGGCAGCCGCTTTGCGGTGCGGGCGTTATAAGCCGCATCAAAAGACACGTTTAGGTTTTGAAGGGTTGCCCACATACGGTCACGCATTGCCGCGCTGACATGAGGTAGCAGCGGGTCAAATAGCGTGCGGTCGCTTCGATAATAACGCACCGCGTTGCCGATTATATGAATTAAGTATAGATCAAACATCACTATCACCTAAGAACTCAAGTTTGCAGAGCACGCGCACCGGTAAAGCAACAGTGCGGTCAGTCAGTGACTTGCGCCTGATATGGGTGTCACGCATACTATTTGCAAAGGCCATACAGGTATAAGTTGGGTGCATGAAATAAGAGAAGCTGAACTTGCCCGCGTTGTTCGGCTTGTTAATCCAACTTATTTCACCGTTCACAACATTGAAGTCAACACCTTCAACAAGCTCAGCCGCCGCGGTTTGGTGCGTTGTTGCGTCAGAATATGTTGCATACATCACACCAACGGTCACGTCACCGGTTGCAAGGGTCATTGTGCGCGGTATGATAGGGAAGCGCAGAGCAAGCGTGTTTTGCCCGTTGTCATCAATCGTCTCTTGATACAGCATCACGCTGTCAAGCACTTCAAACTTGTCACCAAATGACGGCAAGTGTTCAGGCTCAACCGTGATGTTTATCACACCGTCACGATAACCACCAAAACGCGCATTTAGATATTCACCTTCAGCGCTTGCAACAATGCCCTGAATGGTCTGCGGTGAATGGTAGATTGTGCCGTTGCCGCTGCATACAGGGCACGCGGGGTTGTATTGAGTATCTATTGAGCTATCACCCGCGCCGATATAATCAAGATCAAGATTAAGCTCATTGGTTTTACTTGCACAAGGGCACGGGGCTGATTGTGACCACCGGATAAATAAACCCTTTTGAGCAATAGTGATACTGAAGTCAGCATCTCTAAAGTCAACTCGCCCTTTGGTCAGTGTGCGTTCAGGTAGTGGTAAAAGCATTTAAACACCTCTCAGCGGGCATAAAAGTTGATCTTGGCATACTTCGCACGAAGTGACTTCATGACGGTCTTCAATTCACTATTAAAGTTGATCAGCCGCGCACCATAACCTGCGCTAGTCGCTGACGCGGTTGATGCAACAGCCTGTGATAAACCGTCAATGCTGATTGACTGTGAAGCGATACCCGCACCAAGTAACAAGTCACCGGCTATGTTTAGCGGCAACATAGCTGAGAGCAAACGCACCGCCCTGATAACTAAGGGGTCAACGTCGGTGATTGACCAATTAAACGCAAGGTCACCGGTTGAAGGCGCGGTGCGGGCTTTCACCGTCATGCTTGACGGGCTTGTTGAGATCACCCGAAGACCCGCGCCGCCTTGCGCGTCAGTGATGGTGATCTCAGGGTAGTAACGATTATTGACCGTTGTGTTTAAAGGTATTTCAACCGAGTCTTCACCTTGAGCAATCACCGCTGACCCCTCGTCAAACGTATGACCGGCGGTGTAGTCAATGCTGAAGTATAGAGGAAACTTAGAATAAGGTGAGAACACGTCACCGATTAAGAACGGTACACCTGAAGTGAAGTGTAAACTTGCAGCGGTTGTGCTATCCGGTATCAAGTTAATCTGACCCTGAAGATGTGAACCGATTGTTGCATAACTTGCGGGTAGCTCAGCACCCTCACCACTGTTACCAATCTTAATCTTGAGCGCGTCAATACTCTTCAAAGGCCGGTGATCAACACTCATAAGATAATGTGAATGACGGTCAATCAGGTCAACGTCATGCCGTTCACCTTGCACCTTGAATTCATCAAGCACAATCCCAAGATCAGCTTCAATCATAGCAACTGATTGAGCAATTGCGCTTTCAAACATTTCATCAGGAAAACTTGAGCCGTCATCAAAGGTCAAGTCAACACCGGCAACCGTTGTATTCTTAACTGATTGAACCGTGATAATGTCAAATATTGAGAGTGACATAGTTGCCCCTTTTTATTGGGGCGGTTGATCACCCCTCAGAAACCTTGCGCCGTTTGCGCGTTCTTTTAGGTTTCACATTATCATCTTTTAGGCTTGTATTATCAACCTTTTCGGGTTGTGCAGCGTCAGCCATAAAGGTGAAGATGTGCGGGGCGCGTCTCATCTTCAACGCAAGATCTTCATCAATAGGTGTGAGAATACAACCGTCAGCGGCAACACGCAGAGGTTGACCGTCAAAAGTCACGGTCATCTCGACAGGGTGAACCCTTAAGCGTCTTCTATAGTACCACATCAGGTCATCTCACCTATCTTAGAAGTTAGCGTTCAAGTAGTTGGCGTTAATGCCTGAAGTAGAACTGAAGCCGGCTTGCTCAAGAACAAACATCTTCTTAGGAAGCTTGACGACAGGTGAACCGAAAAGCATCAAGAGGAAAGGCCGGATCGTTGCAGTCTCTGCAAGCGGGCGGCGAATAAGATCAAGCAAGCGCACAAACTGCATTGCATCAGGGGTGTGCTGTGCAAAGACAATGTTGCTTGAGTTATAAGCGTGTTGCCCGCCGTCAACGTAGTTAGTACCATCACCGGCAACGCGGGCGATCATGCGGCAAGTTGCCGCCGCGCCGTTAAGCTCACTACGATAGATGCGGTAGTAGTTGATGTTTGCATCAGCATCAAGCGTGATGGTCACACCATCACCCGCGCCAACGGTCAACTCAGCAGAGGTCACAGGCGCAAGCGCACCGCTCTTACCAACAGCTACAACTTTGTAGAAGTACTTACCGGCTGCAAGGGCTGACCCCGCAAGCGGTGAAGTGACTGCAAAGCTAGGTGCAACATAACCGGCTTCAGTAGACTGTGAACCGATTGCCGCAGCCGGTGCAAGGCTTGCGGTGTGTAAGAAAGGCGCAGCTACAACTTGAACCTTGCCATAGGGCGCGGTGATAAAGATGTTCTCTTGACCAAAGGTCACGCCTTGCGCGGGGTCACGGGTGAACATATCATGCCGCCCGTTCTCAGTTGATTGACGGATCAACTCAGCGTGAATGCGGGGCTCAACATAGATGGTGTCAGGGCGGCCATAGTTAGGAGAAGCATAAACCTCACCTAAGATCTCTTGAAGAAGAAGAGGAGTCGGAACGCTACCATTAAGGTCAAGCTTTGAACCGCTGTCACTGATCTGCTTGATAATTCCATCAAAGCCTTCAGAGTTGAGTGACTCATCACCGTGCCAAAGTTGTGACTCAACCTTGCGCATGAGTGAGAGAGTACCGCGCTCAGTCTCTTCAGCCATTGCGGTGCGGTTGTCACCGATAAGGCCGACCATAGAAGCAACGTCACTGATCTGACGGCGCTCAGCCATATACTTGACCTTGACTGACTTGCGGTCATAAGAAGCTGAGCCGGTTACAAAGTCAGAACCGCCGCCGCCCTCTTGAATGAACGGGTCAAGGTCAAGGCCGTGCTCTTCAACAACAACATACTCATGCAGAGAGTTGCTGACTGAGGTTTTGGGGATATTGCGCCAAAGTGCAATCTCATTCATGGTGTGAGTTGCAACTGAAAGCATACCCTCGATTGACTGAGGAACAAGGGGAGAGAGCGCAGCGTTTGCGTCAGGTACTGCGGGGGCTTGATGCCCAACAAGACCGGCGCTTTTACGTAGTGCTTCATTAAGCTGAACAAGGTCAGCGGGGTTCACCATTTGGTTATTCTGAGGTAACATATTCAAAACCTTTAAAGTGACAATTCCGCTGCAACGTCAGCGGGGTTAAAGTTTGACTCAAGCTGTGCAATGCCCTTGCGAAGTTGCGCAAGGCGTGCGCGGTCATTGGTGTTGTTCATAGCGGTCAACGCTTTGTTGATGACCTCTGCTTTGCTCAACGGTGCAACCGCCGGTTGCGCGTCAGCGGGTGCAATCTCAGCCTCACTCGTCACCGCTTTTGCGGGTAAAGGCTGCGCTGCAAGGTCGCTGAAACCTTTCTCAACACGCTCACTGAGTGCATCAATTGCATTAACACGCTCAACAAGCGCGTCAATCTTCTCAGCCATAGCGGTGATTGACTTCTCGACCGCGTCAACAAGTTGACGGTTTTGCTCAACAATCGCGTCAGCGCCCTTGCTGATGATCTCAACACTTGGGTCAACGGTGTTCATTGACTTGTTGAGGTCAACAAGCAAGTTCTCAAGGCGGTTCATGTCAACAGAGTCTTCAACCCCGTCAACAACATTCTGATCAACAGTGATCTCACTCATGTTGTCACTCTCCTGTAATAATGAGATGTTAGTTTAGCTATTATACGCTGTTTTAGCTGATGATACAAGATTAGATGCAAGGGTGCGGGCTTGTCCTTGTGAGAGATGAGGAAACACGCGGGTCATAACCTCAGTCAATTGACGTGCCGAGATGTTAGGCATTGCTTTATTCTCACCGCGCACCGCCGCTTGAAGCTCAGTAATGCGCTCACTCATCATGCTACTCATTTCAATGCGCATCTTCTCAAATAGCGCATCTTCGAGAGATGGCTTATTATCAAGACTCTCTTCAACAAGCGGTGATAAACTTGCGCCTTCATCCGGTTGCGCGGGGGTTGCATACCCCACTTCGCCGGCCTTATTCATGATGAGTTTGTGCAGTTCACTCATGACTTCATCATCACTCAGTTCAGGGTGCGCTTCATAGATCATTGACGCAACATTTGCCTTGCTTGGTGTATTCCCCATTAAAGAACGCGCCAATACTTCAAGCCGTGCATCAGGGTTGACCGGTGCTGACGTGATAGCAACATTCAAGATCTTTGAACGGGTGATCAGCTTAGGGTTTTTTTGATCACGGGCAAGCACCTGACCTTCAACGCTGAAACCGATTGTGCGGGGCAGGTCAGCGCGTTCAATAGCGCGGGCAATGTCAATGATCTCTCTTGCGCGGGGTACATCATTCAACAGATAACCTTCAACCCGCGTTGCGCGTTTACCGTCAACGGTCACCGGCTCAACCTTAGTAGGTGCGCCTAAGATGTTGTCAGCCCCTTGCTTGTGCTCGTAATTGAACCACCCTTTATCAACAAAGTATGAAAAGTCCATACCCTCTTGTAAGAGCACGTCACCTTGTTGGTCAATACTATCAGTCGAGATGATGCCGCCGATCTTCGTCTTGGTCGGTTCATCTTCACTCTTGCTGACATCAACCGGCAGCCAAGTTGAGAAAAGCTCAACAGGTTGCAGCGCTTTTGCGGTCGCTTCTTCAAATTTGATCACGTCAAAACCCCTCTCATCAAGAAAGTCTCTAAACTGTTTAGCGGTCATCTTTTCGCGGTCAGCCCTGATTGCTTGAAACTCGCTTGACCCGTCATCTTTAATGCCTAAGATCACGCTCACACCGGCGGGGAAGTCATCCGGTGAAAAGGTTCTGAATTTCGAGTACTGATCAGGGTCAGTCAACCGCGCTGCGTGTTGATTGGGATAAGGCATTTCTTTGACTCCATCTAAAAAGAACGCGCTATTATAGCACACTTTCAATGTATTCTAACATCTTAGTTTTTTCTTCGTCGCTGAAGTCTAGCCCGCGCTCAACATCTATACCAAGCTGAGCAAGCAACACGGGCGCGGGCGTGTCAACAAGATGTTTGCAGAGGAGATGCACCGCAAGGTCAATCCCTTTGATCTTAGTGACCTCTTCTCTAGTAACATATACTTCAGGCTGCACCAACAAGCGCGGGGTGCAATGCCGGTTTCTAAGCATTGACCCTTTATAGGGTGCATTAGGGTCAAAGCGGGCGTTCACAATGTCAATGTATTTATCAACACCGCACACGTGCGCAATGATCGCACGCCGGCAATCAATCGGCAGATAATAGCCGCGCAAGCTTGTGAACTCATCAAAGCACAGGTTGCCTATATGTGAAGTGATAAAGTCAATGATCTCTGCATATCGCTCAAGCCGGTTATGGTCATCAGCTTTCAAGGTGAATATAAGCGATATCACCGCATCAAGACCAAACTTGAAGAAGTGCTTGCGCCCTGTGTATTTGTGATCATAGCGCAACCCCTTCAAGCTCTTATATCTGAGCTTCTCAAGTCGCGTTTCAACCGTCTTGTCAGTCAGCCCTAACATTTGGGCAATTGACTTGCGGGTGAAGTACATTTCAGAGCTTTGTGACGTTCTAATGATCTCAGCGTTAAAAAACCGGTTAAGCATAATGTTGCGCCTATGATAGAATAAAGTAATATACTAACTTAAAAAGTGAGGTTTAACAATGGACGGTGTAGCAACTTTTATGCTTGATGTATTGCCGGCGGTTGTCGCTGCGGGCGGTTTACTTTGGAGCTTTAGCAAGCAGATCACCCGCATTGAAGCGCAGTTACAGGCGCTTGAACATAAAGTGCAAGACTGCAAAGATAGTATTGAGTCAAACCGGCAAGGGCGCATTGATGTATTCGGCGTGATCAACAATGACCTGAAGCCGCGTCATGAAAGCGCCAATGAAAGGCTTGCGCGTGTTGAAACACGCTTAAATGAAGGTATTGCGCCTAGTGAGGTTTACACCCGCCTTGCAAAGATTGAAGCTGAGATTGAGGTGATCACCAAGTGAAGCAAGCCTTTGTCATACTTGTGTGCATTGATATTGTTGACTCAACACAGTTTATTGAGTCTCAAGGTGACGTGCGTGCAAGTCAGGCAATGCGGGTTTATGATCAGATCTTTAGGGGCTTGCTGATCAAGTATAACGGCCTTGAGATTGATAAAACTGACGGGGCGCTGCTGATCTTTGAGACAATGCGTGAAGCCTTACAGTATATAACGGCTTATCACGCTATGATCGAACATCATTTGAATTTAAAGTCACGCGCCGGCATTCATTGCGGGCCGGTTGTCATGTTCAGCAACAATGAACAGTTTGTTGCAAGGGGCGCAAAACCTATTGAAGTTGATGGTATTCACAAGGTCATCACCGCCCGCATCATGAGTGTTGCCGGCGGCGGTCAAACGCTCATGAGTCAACGCGCCGGTGAATATGCGGCTAGTGTGCGCGGTCAACTCTTAATGAAGAATATTGGTGTGTGGTCATTGAAAGGTGTTAAAGCCCCGCTCAAGCTGTTTGCTATCTCAGCAAGTAATAAACGACTGTACGCACCGCAAGAGAGTGAAAAAGTGAAGCTCATTAAACCGCCGCCCTTAACCCCACGTGAAAGATGGAAGCGCCGGTTCAATCGGTATGTGTTGCCGGTGATCTTGCTGTTCTCAGCCTATACCGCGCTATGCTTCATCACCGTGCTTGAGTTCTTAGGTAAGATTGATATTTACGCAACTGAGCTTCACGCGCTCATCATCAAAGCGGTGCGCTCAGTCTTTTGACTTCCAATCTTCAAACAGATCTTTGTCACCGGTTCTTGTCGTTTTACCGCCGGTCAAGAAGGAATACACACGCGCCTTTGCCCATTGCTGAGCGCTTGCGCCAACGCGGTGACCTGATGTTGACCACGCTTTTAAGCCACGGTCATACACCTCTTCTAAGATCTTCTTCGGCGCTTTGCCTACCTTAGCAGCCGCCCGCAAGAATTCAGCCTTGCCCGCGCTCTTGATCTCATCACGCACCGCCGCCGCAAGTTTCGTCTTGGTGTACTTACTAGGCTTTGTTTTTACGTCTTCATCACCCTCAAGCTCTTTGTATGACTCTTTACCCTTAATTCTCGCCTGTATCTGCTTCTTACGCTTTTCACGCGCTTCACCGGTCAGCCCCTCTAAATATTTAGCGGGCACATGAGGCTGCGCTTTACATATCGCGTCAAACATCAAATGCCCGCCGATCAGTTGCGCGTCAGCTTGATCTTGTTCATCATCTGAACCTAGACCATCAAGCAATCGTTCAAGCGTGCAGAGTTGAACTTGTGCATATTTACCACGGTGAAGATATTGAGCAACGCGCTTTGCTTCAGTTGACCCCTGACCGGTTGACCGGCGGCGCTTCAATGCCTTCTTAATATGTGCTTTAAGATCAGGCGGTAAAACGAGATGAGGCACATACCTGATTGCATCAAGCGTATCATCTGCATCTTCTTCGTCTTCGTCTTCGTCAGGCAGAGACTTCGTGAAAGGCTTTGAAGAAGGCGGCGCAAACATAGGATCATCAGCGTGCATCTTCTCAGCTTCAGCCGGTGTGACAACGCTGAGCACCTCTTCTTGCTCTTGTTGTTTGGCGCGGGTCAATAACTCTTGAAATGATGAGGGGGGCGCTTCTTCAATGATCACGTCATCATCATCATTCAAACCAAGGGCAAGCGCGGTGAATGACCCTTTTTGCACGTTCTCTTCTTCTCGCACAATGCGTTGCGCCCATTTATAACCGGCATCACCACCCCATAACTTCCAACTGATCAGGCTATTACTAGGCGGGTTCATTGTGTGGTGTTCTTTATACGCTTTATGCCGGTTGAAAAAAGCAAGCATACGCTTCACGGTTTGATAGGTGACGCGCCCTTGTACAAGGTCAACAGCACGTTGCACACCTGAACCTATACCGTGTTTACCGGCTTGCTGAGTCGATAACCCGCCGCGCCCGTGCTCTTTTCTTAGATCAAGCCCCCGTTGCGCTTCACGCTGCACGGCTTGCGGTACATCAAAAGACTTACTCATTTCTATCACCCTCTTCTTGCCCGCCGTAGGCTTGAATGAACGTGCTATCAAGTATCACATCACCATCACGTAAAGGCGGCAAGTCATATAAAGCGCGTACTTCATTGATGGTCATGATTGACTTGACCTTATCAATGTTCATCTTCAGTTGTTCCTGCGCGGTTGTTGTATCTAAACCGGTGAACACAAGCTCAAACCGGTCATCAAGTTGGTCAAGAATGTAGCGGTTGATCCATTGTTGAATTGCACGCAAGAGCGGGCGCAAGCCCTTTTCTTTGCTCATCAGGACACGTTCAGCCCCGCTCTTTTGATTGAGGGTTGACCGCACACCTTCTTGACCAAACTGAAAGCCTATTTCCATAGGGTCAATTTGGTATAAAGCGCAGATCGACTTCAGCAGATAGTGTTGCCATTGCTGAAATTCCATATCTTTATTTGACGCGCTCAAGTTTAGAGCTTTCAAGTCTTCATTTGAGTCAGGGTCAAGCTGCACAAGCGGTGTTTTCTTCGCGTTAGCTGACCCGCTCAACATTTGATAAAACTCGCGTCTAAATGATCTGAACAGTTGCGGGTTCATCTTACTCTTGACCGCGATAATGCCCGCAACGCTTATGCCGTTGGTGAAGTTTGCGGCGTTGTAAATATCTGAGTTGAGCAAGTGCGTGATCAATCCGATTGCTTCCTCAAGCTCAGGGAAGCCATACCCATGAAAGCGCAAGTCAGAACGCGGGCGGCGTATACCAAAGCACAAGTCTTCAGCCTTGAATTCAGCTTTGGGCTTGTGATCAATCACTTGCACATATTGCGCTTTATTGGGGTCACGCCGGCCTGATGACTTTTCAGCGGCGGTCATCTTGGTGCGCCTGATTGTGCGGCTATCCACATTCAAGAAGCCGGCAACACCGCCGCCCCGATTACGCACAATCTCAAAGCACGCTTGATCATAGGTGAGAGAGTCACGCACAAGCATTCTTAAGAAAGACTCAAAGTTTGTGTCTTGCGCAATCCGGTTGTCACCACAATCAAGCATAAACTGATAAAGATCATTGATCGTCTCAAGGTCACTCTCATCAGGTATCGCGTCACGGTCTTTTAACCGGATCATGAAGCCAACGTTTGACCCGTCTTTTGAGGGTGTTGCAAACTCGGCAATTTGATTGACCCGCGTTTGAAGAATAGCTGCGACAAGCGGCACTCTTGTCATTGCAAGAAGTTGATCATAGTCAAGACCTCTTGCAGTCTCGCCCGCTTCATTCATGCCTTCAAGCATATAGGCGTTTGCAATATCGCTAGCGTTCACCTGATGACTGACCGGCGCAGGCGGCTTTGCGCTTGGTGCGGGTAGCGCCTTAAATACTTCTTCGTCAGCGTTAACGTCTTCACGTTTTCTAAACCAATCAAACACACCCATGATTACACCTCTTATGTTAAGACTTCTTCAAGTGTTGTTATATCATCTATATCAACATAATGCGCGGGCATATATCGGCGCAAGTAGTCAACACCTTCACTTGAGGAATACACCCCGCCGATAAACACAACCTTAGTGATGCCGGCTTGATG